ATCTGTTTTTTCCTTAGTAGTTGTTGGTGCCGGCGTGCTCGATGGTCGAAGCCGTGACTTCGATACCAGCGCGCTGCAAAAGAGCAGTTACGGTTGCGTCAATATTCGCGGAGGTGCCATCAGCGATGATGATCAACTTCTCCTTGAGCACGCGACCTTGACGATAGACGAGCACGTTAGTGACATCTCCTGCGCCACCAGTCTTGGTAACACCTGCAGGGTCAAGAACGATGCACTCGGGAACGCCGTTACCGGCAGAAGCTCCGCCCTTTACGTAGGGCACAAGCTTCAGTGTCGTGGTATCTCGAGCAAGGATCGAACCGTATGCCCAAGTGCCGTTGCCGGCGAATGTAACTGTCTCACGAGGCCCAGTTACGGGAATCCCACCAGCGTGGAACGAAGTGAATTGATTTACTACAGCCATGATTAACTCCTGTTAGTTAGCGGCGTACTGGTTGAGGATATCGCCGATACGATTCTCTCGCTCAATCTCAGCAGCCTCACTATTGGGGTCGAGCTTCGAAGCTGCGTTCTGCGTAGCCTCGTCGACACCTTTGCCGTCCTCATCGCGCGCGCTCTGTGCGCCACGCTTCATAGCGGCAGCCATGTGAGTGGTTTGAACGGTCATGGTGATACCAGTGCCGTCGTTGATGCATTTGAGCGAGTAAGCCTGGTCACCAGACGCCTCTGCCAAAGTAAGGTGAGCCGCAACGCGCTCGCGCTCCTGTGCAACACCAGCCGTAATACCTTCCTCACGAACCGCCTTGAACAGGTCGGGGTGAGATGCCTTCAATGTAGCTAAGTCCATCGACTTCAACTCCTTATGTGATGCCTCTTCTGGAGGCTGTTTAGCGACGGACTTGCCGTCTAAAATTGCGACTTCCAAACCAGGAACGACAGCCGACAACGCAGCCAGTCGCTCAACCTCTGCAACGGATGATGGCTTACCGTTCATCGTCAGTGCCAATGTTACTGGCACTTCATAACTTCCGTTTTCAGCCTTCGGAAGAAGCGCACTATCAACGTTGCCCTTGCGAGCTGGCGCCGGACGGGCAACGACCTCATCGATCATTCCAGCTAACTTAGCTGCATCAGCCAAAAGCATACCGCCGCGACCGAAGTCAGAATTGACCTTATCGCGAGACACACCTCGAGCGTCAGCTACGTCGCCAGCGAAGTGGTCGTGGATAGCATCCAGTTCCTCACGGATAGCTTGGCGCCCCTCTTCTGTATTAACGTCAGGGCGTTTGTTTGGCGCGTCAGTAGAAGCAATCTGCTTCACAAATGCGAACGCGTAAACGTCGACAGCAACGCCAATAGATCCAAAGGATGCCATTGGGCTAGTAGCCGTAATCTTACCACCGACAGATGCGCGTGTAGCAATCCAGTAAGCAGCAGAAGCTGCATAGTCGCTCACAACAGAGGACGGCTTGCGTGCGCTATCAATCGCATACACGGCGTCGGTGATTCCAGCAACCGTTCCGCCGCCGGAGCTGATTTCGTAAACGACACGCTTTACTGTCGGATCTCCCTCAGCTCGAGCTACGCTCTCCGCGATATCCGGGTAAGTAGTGTTGTCGAGACCGAAGTATTCGCACCACAGGTCAGGCTCAGCCGTCAGCAGCCCTGTCACACTGATGTAGGCAGTGTTGCCTTCGACGCGGTAGTTTGACGGTCCGCCAGCAGCTGAGCGCTTCGCGGCGGCTTCCTCGCGATGGGCCCGAATCTGCTCCAACGTCGGCAGGTCTTTACCCGCAAGCGCTGTCTGGATCCGCGCCTTGTAGTCTTCGCTAATTAGCCATTTCCCGTACATACTCTGAGATCTCCATGATGGCCGCCGAGACTTCGTCCGAAGCTGACGCGCCATTTGAACCGCCGGGCGCAGCTGCCTGTTCAGGCTTTGCGATGGGCGCGCCCTTGATCAGACCAAGCTCAGCCAGCGGTGTATTAACCTTGAGAATGCTCAAGTTCTCTTTGAGCAATCGGATTTGGACGTCGTCGAACTTCATGCCTGTCAATTCACGACAGGCGCGTTCGTTCGTTAGCCATCCTCGGTCCACCATCGTTGCGTAGGCCGGGACGACCTTTCCGATATCAACGACAGGCTTTACATGTCCCGCCCACTCACACTTGATCCAGGCTAGATACTTGTCGTATGCAAGCGGGTCAAACGAGGCGTCAATCAGAGCGTTGCCGTCGATCTTACCGTTCAAGGCAGAGGCGAAAAGCCACTCTTCGTAGATGGGCGAAAGCACCTTTGCGGAGAAACGTTCCCGCATGATAGTAAGTGCCAGCCGTTGCTCGTTGTTTGCGGCTTGCGCAGCTGAGAAGCTCTTGTTGAACTCCATCAGGTAAACCTCTGGGCTCATGCCGTTTGCAGCGGCCATGTGCTTCAGGTGCGAGTTTACGAAAGAATCGATAGGCTCGATGCTACCGTTTGTAGAAAACGGCTGAATCTTCTCACCAGGGGCCAGGCGATCAAGGATCGTGCCGGGAGCCATCTGCTGGAGACGAGCAAAAGCGGGCGTAGCCGCAGCCGTAGTAGCTTCGAGACGCGACGGGCCCTGAGGCGTCGCCATCATTGTAATGTTACGGGCCGGTCCAGTAGAGTCGACGTCGCGCTGGATAGCGGCCGCAAACATACTGTTGACAACGGCCTTGCGTTGGACAGCTGCGACGTAGCGATCGATTTCTTTCGCCGTCTGCAAAACCAACGTCAAAAAAGGAGTACCACGGATATCATCAGCTCGATTGTCAGAACCGTGATACAACCAAGCTAAGCGTCGCCCGGACTTCTCACCAAAAGCGGGTAGCCGCTTGTAGGTTCCGTCCTCTTGGTAGACCCAGAATGCGACGTGCCGATTCTGAGCATCTACCTCGATACCGCGAACGATCTTGTGGCCCTGTTGCGGCTTGTCCTTCAGCGGAGTCTGGAGCAGAGCGCCGCGGATAAAGTCCACCATCGGCAGCTTTTGAGCGCGATTCCACTTCAGAACGATGAGGACGTCACCATCGAGATCTGCTTCCTGCTGGATCTCTTTTTGAATTTCGCCAAGCGTCCGGCGCTTCTGCGCGTCGCAGAGCCATGGAGTCGTTGACCAAAGCTCATACTGACGCTCGACCTGAGCTGACCAAACAGCAGACGCCTCCTCAGATATCCCGAGCGTCTCGATATCTGGGGTAGCCTCGAGCTTTAGACCGGTGGCAATGACGTTGTCGAGCCTGCGACGCTCAAGTCCGCGCGCGTACAGGTTCTTCCGGAAGAGCTCATTCGAACGCTCACGAAGCGTTTCGTAATCTGTCGTTACGTCTAGCGTCGCACCGTAGCCGCCTGGGAATTTCTCCCCATCCCAGTTGAATGGCTGATACGAGCCGCCGCCTGGAAACACGTCCGTAGAAAGATCGGTCGGGTTGGTCGATGCGCTATATTGGTACCGATTCTCGAAGACCGGGGTCACCTCGACGTGGATATCTTCTTCCGGCGCTGCCTTTGCTTCGGAGCGTCGAAAGAAGTCAAATAACCCCATCAGTAGACCGGAACGATTACAGTCCCCATGCCGCCGTGACCTGATAGAGCATCCAGCTCAGTCTGAAGGTCGGCAATTTCGCGACGTATTTTGTCGATCGTTGAGTTTACCTGAGTCAGCCGTTGGTAGATGGCAAACTGCCGAACCTGCCCAGTATCCATCGAATACTGCTCAAGGTGGATCTTTGCCAACTTGTCCCGAGTCGCGTAGAGCGACTTGATCGTGCCCTTCAGCAGCGCAATTTCTTCGATGAGCTCAATCTGACGGATTGAAAGGTCATCACACGACATTGCTTGGCGGGATCCGGAACCAGTTCTCAGTATCTATGAGATCCCAAAAGTGCTCGTAATCTACGAACTCTTTCTCGAGATGCTCTCTCTCTACATTGAAAGCCACTATGTCATGAGCGGCGTTTGCGTACACTAAGAGGTCCCATAGGGTGTTATCGGCACCTTCTGGGCGACGCCAAACGGCCAGTGAGCCGACAGGAGATCCCTTGGCCGGCGGCTCCTGGACTTCGACCGTCAGCTGCTTCAGCTGGGCCGGCGTAGCGTCGATCGGAGCGTTGAAGAACGTGTCAGGCTGGAGCTTGTCGCCGTCCCAACCTCGCTTGAGCGCCGCGTACCAACGGTTCTTGTAGAAGTCCACTGTAAGGTGAAAGCCGATATGACCCGACGCGTCCTTCCATGGAGCGAACTCCGCAAAGCCACCTTGGATCGCCGTCTTGCGACCCTTTGCAGGGAACACGCCACCCTTCGGGAATCGGTTGCAGAACGTCTTAACGATCTCCTGCTTGCCGCCGTCGCCAGCGTCCACCAGCGTAAGGGCAAGCCTGTATCGCGTCCCATCGTCAGCCATGTACTCGCGATTCTCAATCACCTCGCGCAGCGCGCCCCAGGTGTCAGGATCGTCGAGGTTGTCGGTCGTTCCCTTGAACTCCCAATAGTCGATCAGTAGAACTCGGCGTTCTTTGCCCCAGCCCCAAACTGCCACCCGCAGGTTTGCGTCGTGTACGTCGACAGTGCACACAAGGAACAAGACCTTGCTACCAATGGCTGTGAGCGCCCACTTGTTAGGTATCTCGCCATAGCTGTAAGCAGTCCGCCGATGAGCGTCGGCCTGCTCCATGCTGACTCGAGCTCCAATCAGGCGCCACGGCATCCCAAGGATCGTGTTGTAGAAGGCCTGAGATTTGCCTACGTCCTTCGGCTTATTTTGCGCGACGTCCCACGCCTCCAACCACTCCAACACCATATTGTCGAAGGGATTCATCCCGGGTGGCGAATACAGGCCCGAAAGGTGGTAGCTCCGAACTAACCGGTGCACGGGGGTCGCATACGGGATCCACTCCGCCCCGTGACTCGGGTCTAACAACCTCACTTTGTCGCTGTCCGTATGTGCGCGCAGACAATTTACGCATAGCCATCTTGCACTCCCGGGCACTAAGCGCCCACTCTCAGTTTCCCAAACAATACCAGCCCGACGACCATCGTCTCTGGTTACGCTCCAACGAATCTGCTGAGAAAATCCACAGCTAAGACAGCGCACGTGGTAGTATCTCTGGTCGCCGCGTTTGAAGCGGTCGTTGATCTTACTGATATCCTCCAACGTTGGAGTCGATACGTCGAAGATCTTGTATGACTGCTTGAATGCAGTCGTTCGCTTCTCGGAAATAGCTAGCGGACAACCGTCAGCGCCAACAGATAGCTTGTACCCATCTACCTCATCGCGCAGCAAGAACCGTATCGGAAACGAACGACTCTTGTTCGGATTCACAGCGCCGGTAGGCAGCAGAGAGCCACCGCCGAACCACGATATCTTCTTCGCCGTCTGACCAGTCTTTCGACTATTCCCTTCATCCTGAGACTTGATCAAGTCGGCTAAGCCGGAGTCATTGATCATTGGCATGATGAAGCCATCTAGACGAGCCTTCGCGAGGTCATCGTCAGCGGTCAGCAACATCACAGGAGCGTTCTTTACCTGCTTCATGCAGTAGAACACTATGTTTTCGAGTAGCGTCGTTGCGCCGATCTGTGCACCCTTCATGAAGGCTACTTCACGAATCGGGTTGTTGATATCGAAGCAGTCGCAGATTTCTCGAAGGAAGGGGGTAGTGCTGAACGAATAATATCCTGGAAGGGGGCTTGTCGCTTGTGATAAGTACCGCCCCCCGGGGTTAGCTTCAACGCACTGTGATGGCGATAACTGAATGACGTCTAACGGAAGATCGTCGATGAGACCGAATAGCCACTCAACCTGATCTTCAGTGGCCTGCTTGTAGTTCTTCCAGTTTATGGACGTGGTCGAATGCTGACTCGCCATCATCTTCGTTCAAACCCTTCATACCCCGCTTTACCTTGTCTACTGCGTGGGTTATGATCTTTGAAATGTTCTGCCTGACAACTTCTCGAGACACCTCGACCGGATCTCCAGCATTGCAACGCTGGTAGACGAGTCGAGTTATCAGCTCTGGAAACTCATTCAGTAGGCGCCGGTGCATCTGGTCCATGTGTGTGAACACCCCGGCTTGCACCAGCTCGCGACTCACCAAGCGAGCCATCGCCTTGTGATTGACGATCTCGGTCTTCTTGGCTTCCTGCCAAGTCTTGTAGGCCTTCAGGTGCTCCTCACACTGCTTGAGACCACCGAAGCGCTCGCATATCTCACCCAGAGTCATGTACTGGATATCGTCGAAGTCGCGGAAGTCGGCAGAGGGGCCAGTGCCAGTCGGTGGGGCGCCAGCGTATTTCTTCGAAGCCTTGCCACCGGCGAACATGTCGTAATCCGGATCCGGCAGCGACTCGATATCTACCTGGAACGTACGCTTGTCGTTCTTACGACTCTCAAAGAAGGCCTTCACACATGGGTGAGCCATGTTGATATTGCGACCTTCAAGCGCCGGTGATAGAGGCCCTTTGCACCAATCTGACAGCGCGGACGCTGAACAGTGGAACCTCTCCATGAACGTCTTTCGCGTGATTAGTGTCGCGTCTTCTTTTGCTTTTGCCACTTACACTCTCGACATTGCCCTGCGAATCTGCATCTGCAGCTCGCGCTCCATGATGTAGGGTAGAATCTTTGCCGCTTTGTGCACCACAGGCTCGAGCGTCTTATGCGGCTTCATTCGGACGGTGCCTTTAGAGTAGTTCCACACGAGCAGCGGCTTCCCGCGCTTACGAACTCGGAACACGCCCTTGACCTTACCCAGATCCATGAAGGCGTAACCATCCTTAGGCTGCTTCTTTGCAAGCCTCAGCGCGATGGCGATCTTCTGCTTGTCGGCCTTCGTTCCACTCACGCTACGCGGCGCAGCAACACCACGATGAATGTGGACGTTGCCAATTCGCTTTGCAGCGCGTACCACCTTTGTGGTCGGCCAGCTCTTCTGTCCGGATGCGTCTGGCATCGGAACGGCAACGCCATGCTTGCCCTTCTTGTGCTCAGTCTCGCCTTCCTCGACTTGGTCCATGTACTCAGCAACAGAACCGACGCTCGCCGTGATCTTGCTGATTGATCCATGCTTGGATCCGGTCGCTCTCTTGACCTGGATCGAGCGCTCCGTGAACTGATTTCTCAGCACCAACGTCGCGCGAAGCTCGGTTCGCCACTGCTTTTGTGCCCAGAACGCCGCTTTGTTGAACGACTCGTAGACGGCGTATTTGGCATTCTTCTCGCTGATCTGCTTCATCGCATCACCCAGCTTAGCCAGGTCGCGAGAATCGATCTTGATATGGATCGCCAAAGTTATGCTTTGCTTGTTGTCCGCAGATAGGTTGAGTCCGCTTTGCGGCTAGTGCGGATATAGTTGGTCCGGTTTCCGGCTGATACTTGCGCTTTTGGTGGGTCCGCTTTGCGGCTAGTGCAATGGCCGGCAGAAGTCCATACTGGCTGGCGCGCTTGTCCAGACGATCGAGCTCTAGTCCAGATTCTGGCTTGTATTAGGTGGTCGCCCGCTCACTCCGCTTGGAGATTGAGAGAGGGCGCAAAGGAGCAGGCGACCTAAAGTATTACAGGGTAAGCATTGTCACCGTCCGCCAACGCGGCTTTACCTTTACCTTTGCATCTGCAGTCCGTTTGAACGGCTAACCATTGTTCGCGGGAATGGTCCGATGGTCTCGGCTTTTGCTTTCCGTGGTGTCCGCTGGGATGGGCACTGTGTCCACTCGAGGCGACGTTATTTGTCATCCGCGAAAGCGGCTTGTTCTAACCACATGCGTTTGTCCGGATGCGATTGGTTCCTGTCCGGTTATCCGGCTATGTCTTAGTGCGGAACGATTGTCCGTTGGTTCGGCTTGCTCTTCAACCAGGTGTCGCGTCCGCGGTAGCGGCTGGTGTTGTCACACTGAAAGTCCGCAGTGCGGCTTGAGATACCATCTAAACGAGTCCGCCGAAGCGGCTTGGGTAGTTTGTCCGAGCAGGGTCTCAGATCCGCAGCGCGGCTTGCTTTGTACTACTGAGAGAGTCCACTGAAGTGGCTTGTCTGTTAGCTTGTTCTGACACGTCCACCTAAGTGGCTTACTTACGAGATCGTTCTGACCTAGGAGCAGACATGAAGAACCTACTAGGGGTCCGCAGTGCGGCTTGCTTGTGAGCTTGTTCTGACAGAGCTGACTTGGCTCGTCAAGCTCTGTTTTTGGCGCACAACCCGTCAACCGACCGTCACCCCTCATAACATAGGGGCGCGTACCGGTATTTGACAGCTGCACCGAGCGCCACCCGACATTACCCGGCTCTTGTGGGTATATAAAGCAAAGTCGACCGACGGTGGGGAGGGCCTGATTTATGACCCGTGAGTCAGTAATGGCTGGTTTTGCAAATGCAACAAAGTTGCACCTTCGCGAACCCTATCAAAAAAGAAAAACTCACAGCGAAGATAGGGGGTCGCGACACAAC